GATTCAGATCATCGAAGCTCGCAATGACAATGCGAGTGCTCGGATCAGCAGCCAGCCGCTTGTTCTGCTCGCGAAGCTGAATCGCACCATTGATGAGCGTCACAATCAGACGCTCGGAATCTTCAATCGTTCGAGGAACGCGAAGTCCGGCACTCTCTGCATCCAGATCCGCAAGCTGACGCCTGAACTCCTCCGAGCTTCTTGTTGCCTCTTCAATAGACGCAGCAACAGCAACGCTTCCTTCTCGCAGATCTTCAAGCTCGCGCGAAGCGAGGCGAGTTGCTGTCACGAGCGCGCCGACAGCGGCTGCGGCAGCAACAAACGGATTCGCAAGCGCGGCGATGAAGCTGGCGCCGCCGGCAAGCGCAATCAAGCCACCGAGAGCAACAGCTGCTCCTTCAATCGCAGATGCGGCAAGGTTTGCCCCATCGCCTGCTTTGCGACCCGAGCTGTCAAGGTCGCCGAGAACGCTGATCGTTTCAATGCCGAACTCGGTGACAGATCGAAGCGCGCCGGTCAGGCCTTGATCGCCAGTCTTGAGAACCAGCGCCTCAACCGTCGATCGGAATCTGTCGATCGAACCGCGCAAGTCCTGCCCGAACGCATCAGCCTGCGCGCCGGCAGCATCCACGCTCTCGCGCTGCTTGACGAGCAGCGAGTCGAACCGCTCCTCCAGACGAGCAAGCGTGATCGCCGAAGCCAGCTGCTCGGCTTCGAAGACCTTCGTGAAGTCGGCACCGTTGCGGTATGCCTCGCCGAGCCGGTCGACGACATCAGCGAAGTCGTTCGTGCGTGGGTCGAGACTCTCGATCGCAACGTTGATCCGATCGAACTCTTCGCGAGCTTCCTTGCTCGGATCGACGAGCCGCCGAAGGATGCCGGCAAGACCAGTGCCTGCTCTGCTTGCCTTGATGCCGCCATCGCTGATCGCACCGAGTGCTGCGGCAGTCTGTTCGATGTCGAGCCCGAACGAAGCAGCCAGCGGACCGGCAAAGCTCAACGCATCGGCGAGCTGCTGAACATCCGTGCTCGCGTTGTTTGCGACAACCGTCAGCGCATCGGTGACGCGCACGGTGTCGCCAGCCTGAAGACCGAACGTGCGGATCGAGTTGGCTGCGATCTCGGATGCGCGCCCGAGATCCAGCTGCGCCGTCACGGCAAGGTTGAGCGTCGCTGGCAGAGCTTCAGGGACCTCAACAGCCGAGAAGCCAGCGCGGGCGAGCTCGACGGCACCCTGCAACGCCTCGCTTGCGCTCTTGCTCGTCGTGGCGCCGAGATCCAGCGCAGTCTGCCGGATGCGCTCAAGCTCGGGCACAGTGGCCCGTGAGATCGCCTGGACTTGCGTCAGGCCGCGTTCAAACGAAGCCAGCGACTCAGAGACGGCGCGCACTCCAAGGCCACCAGCGAAGATCGTAGCGATCCTGGTGAGCGGGCCGACGGCAGACTGAGCTGCGGAAGCTGTCGCCTGAAACCGCTGCGAGAACTGCGACAGCGTGCGACCGGCGCGTTCCGTTGAGCGGTTCGTCTTGTCGATCGCGTCGCCTTGCTTCTCGACCTCCTGCGTCGTCTTCTGGACAGCCTGACCAGTCCGACGTTCTGCTTCGGCGAGCTCGCGCAATGACTGCGTGCTGCCGGCAAGGTTGCGCTCAATGTTCTCAAGGGACTGGACGAGCCGATCGAACGAAAGCGTCAGCTGCTGCGAGGTCTGCTGCGCGCCTTCGGCTTTGACCTCCAGAACAATGCTCTCGCGAATCTCGGCCATCAGGTCCCTCGGTTCATTGCCTGCAATCGGTGCTGTCGGGCTCGCCCTTCAAGCACCATCACGCCGAAGTATATACGCCGACGCTCGCCCGGTGATTCTACACCAACAGCGTCAAGGTGCGCCAAGATATCAGACGGTCTGATACCGCCTTCCAATCCCTGCATGACCATCCACGCCTCTATCACCGGCAGGAGATGATCCGGCAGGTTAGGATACTCGTGGAGCGGCGAGCTCAGGTCGGGCGCTGCGTATGTCGCAGCTGCCCATGCTTTGATGTCAGTTGGCCCGTTTGGCGCGTGTCGAAGGTGCCATTCGAGCCACTTCGTTAGTTTCCCGAGTCGACCTTCGAGACCGTATACGACATCGAGTCAGAACAGCTGCGGATCACGAAGGCTGTGTGAGCATCGAAGCCTTTGTCCTCCAGAATCCGCAGCACGTTCTTCGGCGTGCAGGGCATTGCGCCCTTGTCGTCCTCGACGTTCCAGTCCTTGACGATCGACTCGGCGATGGCCTTGATCATCGTCTCGTGCCGGATCTTGTTGGCCTCCTCGCTGTCGGGCGCCGCAGCCAGAAGACCGGCGTGCGGCTCGCGCAGCTTGGACAAGCACTCGATGAACGCCGTGCTCGACATGGAAGCCAGCTTCCACTTCGTGCCGTCCACAAACGTGAACCAGCGGCCTTCGTCGCGTGCCTGTTCCGAGATCCGATTCTTGAAGATGTTGACCATGTTGCTCCTCCTTACTTGCTCAATCAGCTGGCGTCAAAGCGCACAACCTGGAACGCGCGGCTCGTCGTTGCGTCGACTTCCGCCGACCAAGTGAAGCCAAGGCGAACCAGCGCATCGTTGTTGAAGCCAGACTCGCCACCGCCAAGCCGGACGTTCGGGATGTCGAAGATGTATCCCTTGTCGTCGGTGCCGGTGATGTAGCACGCAAGCCGCGCGCTCTGGTCGTTGACGAACTTCTCCAGCAGATCGGTGCCGGCAAAGATCGCGTTGAGGTTGCCGGTCAGGCCGACAACGCCCGGCTCAACCGCATAGTCGCCGAACACGAAGATCGTCTGCTCACCCTGGATGTTGTTCGCAAGGTTGAAGTCGAAGTTCGAGACGACGAGCGACGGCACACCGTCGATCATGATCGCGCCGCCCGAGTTCGTGGCGGTTGACAGAACCGACGTGCTCGGCGCTGCGGTGAAGCCGCTCGTCAGATAGTTCTCGATCTGGACCAGAGTTCCTCCAGCGTCGATATCGCCGTTCGCATCAAGAGTGAACGTGCCATCGAAGTCCGGCACCAGCTTGCGACCGCGCACCTGCGTCGAGAAGGACGACAGATCGCCCGGCGACAGCGAGACGCCGAACTGGTCGAACTGGCAGCCAAGGAACGCCTGATAGCTCGTCGTGTTGCTCTGCGCGAGCTTCTTGACGTAGGTGTGCAGGCGGTCGGTCGTGCCGACAGTGATGCGCTCGCCGGCGCGCACGGTCACAGATGCGACGCCCGAGCCATCGCTCGTCGGAGTCTTCGACCAGCTGTCATAGGTCACGAGATCGGCAGTCGACCAAACGCTGATGCGGAAGCAGATGCCGTCGTTCGCGTAGGCGCTCTTCTCAAGGCGCACCCAATCGCCGGCAGCAAGCCCGCCGAACGGACTGCCGGCAGTTGCAGTGATCGTCTTGGCGCTGTGGTCGACCTCAACCGTGCCAACGATCTTCTTGACCGAGCCAGTCTGGAGCGTCGCCCAATCAGGCGAGAACAGCGCCGACTCCATGATGTGGTCGTAAGCGCCATACCGCAGGCGACCGTTGAGCGGGCCGCCGACGTTGAAGCCAGTCCGCACCGCACCGCGCGGCTGACGGCTCGCACTGAAGGTGTCGTCCTGCGTCGTCTGTGCGACAGCGGCCACTCCTTCAGTGGTGAAAAGCGTTTCGATGTAGTTGGCAGCGACCGTCGAAGGAACGACGGTGCTGTTCTCTGCAATGTAGATAGCGCGAACTGACGCCATGGGTTATGCCTCGTCTGCGAAGAAGTTGACGGATACGTTCGCCTGCAACCATCCGGCAGCTTCGTTCGATGACAGCTCGACGCGCTGCAAGGCCGGGGAAAAGAACTGGACAGATCCAGCGTCGCCCTGCTCGATCGCATCCACAATGGATTGCGAAAGCTCAAGCAGACGAGCTGTCCCTGAGTCTACAGGAACAAAGACCGAAACGACAAGCCTGCCGGTAATCGTTCGTCGTCCCTGTGCATAGATGTCGTCACGGTCAAGGTAAATGACCGCCATACGCATCCATGGCAATGATCGGTTCGTTGCGTTGCGCGGTGGCTCGAACTTGGCATTCGGATACGCAACCGGAACAGCCGTCGGCGTCTCTATGCGGTCTCGCACCATCGCGCGCAAGCTCGCCTCGACAGTCTGATAGCTCATGGCGTGCCCCCAAGATCAAGACCGTCGAGCTTGCGGAGCTCGCGTTCGGCAGCAGCAATACCGACAGCAAGGAATCCCTGCGGCGTGCTGGTCAGGTATCCGTTCTCGACAAGGATGATTCCTTCCTTGGATTGCTGCCGGCGAGTTCCCTTGCGGCCTCGACCCTTCGACGGGCCTGGATTCTTCGGCTCGAATGCACCAGTCTCCCAGATCGCCGCATACTCGACGTTGTTGGTGATGTAGACACCAGCGCCCAGCGGCTTCGATCCGACCTTCTGCTGCACGCGGTTGGATGCATCGTCAGCGTAGGACGATCCTCCGTCCTGCGGCTTGTAGCTCGACGGCGCGCCGATACCGGCATCCCAGCCATTGCGGAGTCGCCCGGTGTCGACTCGCGTGATGTCGATGATCGCGTTGGCTGCCTCGATCGAGACAGCCTTGACGATGTTGTCGACCGCCGCTGGGAACTTGCGAGCAACCCGAGAGAGCACGCCCTTCAGCCTGTCGGCTTGCTTGCCCATCAGGTGGACAGCTCCAGATTGAAGCCAGCGATTCCGTCGCCGATGCGGATCGGGATGACTCCGACGATCTGATAAACAGTGCCCGAGACCGTCAGGCGATCGCCGCGGCGAGGTTCGATCAGTGTGTTGTTTGATCGAGCAATAGCCGGCATGACGAAGCGTGGGTTTGCGCCTTCGGACTCGTCTCCATTGCCGCGCGCGGTCAGACGCTCGGAATAGACGGGAGCACAGGAGAAGGTCCAAGTCTCAGGCGATCCGACAGACGTATATTCGCCTGTGGCAATGTCGTAGCTCTCGGCTGGCTCAAGCGTAAGCGTCGCGGTCAGTCCCTCGCCGAGCTTGGTGGCAATCTTCTCCAGACCAGCCTTCAGGCGATTTGTGAGCTCGCTCACAGCGTCGGACTCCACTTGACGCTGCCGCCATAGTCTTCGAGCAGGTCGACGAGCATCGCCTCGATCTTCGGGAACCGCTTGCTGTCGGCTGGCGTCTCCAGCTTGCCGCCCATGAACTCAACCGAGATCGTGGAACCGCCGGCGCTGATCGTCTCCGACTTGATGCGTGCCGACGTGGACGTGCTGCCGTAGGTCGTGAGCTCGGCAGATAGGTGCAGGACAGCCGCTTCGGCGGTGGCATTCCTGACAGCCGTCGGCGTCGTGGAGTTGCTCACAGCGTAGTTGTCGCGATCGTAGACGCCCGTGCGCGGCCAGTCTCGGATCTGGCTTGCGCTCGTGCGGCGCCCCTTCCATCGCAGGCCGAACTCAAAGTCGATCCAGCGCGAGGCAACCTCAATCGCCTGGAGCTTCTGCGTCGACGTGGCAGCCGTCCAGACTGCTGGCACGTCGCCATAGGCTGCGAAGTAGGTGTCAACGTCTGCCGATGCGATGTAAGCCGTTGCTGTCATGGGGTCACACCTCCGCCGATCATGCTGGCTCCAGCAGCGACAGCTGCGCTACCCGACAGGCTCGTATCACGCGGCGCATCCCACGACGGCACGTTGTCGAGTGCCTTGGCGAGCTGATAGCCGAGCGCGACGTATCCCTTGTAGTCGGGATGGATGTTGTCGGTGCTGATCGTGACCGGGTCGAGCAAGCGGTCGTTGTTCTCGTCGACGTTGACGAGCGTGACGTTGCTGTATTCGGCAGCGAGTGCCGCCTGTGCGGTCTCGTATTCGGCGAGCGTGTCGACGTTGCCGGTGTATCGGCCATGCCTGACGATCTTGAGCAGCGAGATGGC